TTTCTTCCCAACTCATCCTATAAACTGTCCTGATATTCTACCTCTGTGTGGTCTACCATTACTTATCGGATTTGCTTTTACAGGAAATAAACTGTGGACTAGATATCGCAAACAGTCACTAAAATGGTCATATCCACTACTTTTATCTATTTCTCTGGTGCCTTCTTTGTAAGTGTGTTTGATTAATGCTTCACGTAATCCTTTGCATTTGGGATCAATAAACAATCTTCTGGTGTTGTCTCCACTGCACAACAAACTGTTCACACTATTGATTGCTTCTCCTATAGGTGGATTGGTCTTTGCTGTTTTTACATAAAATCCTGCATTGTGTAATATGATGTGGTCACTGAGTCCATTACTGTTAGTAGTCCTTCTTGCACCTGTGGCATCCGGATAAACAAATATCTGTCTTGGTAAATAACGTCTTTGTAGTTCACGTGCCATTTCATTAGTGTTACTGCTGTATAGTTCTATCTCATCTATAACGTGTATGGTGGTTGCATCTTTGATTGCAATAATGGCACAAAAAGGTGATCTGTTAAAGTCCATTCCGATATGCAGGGGAGTTCTATCAGTGGGAAAGCCTGTGAATGTTCTCATATTGTGTTCACTGAATGCATAGAATATAACACCTGCATAGTCCACAAATTGACTTTCATATTCTTGTTTGAATTGTCTTTCATCTAGATCACGTCTTGCGGCTTCTATTTCTTCTGGTGGAACCCATCCGCCTTCCAGTGTGGTATATTGATAACTGCTCCAATCTTTTTGTGCACCTGCTTGAACGTGTAGGTCATAGAACCAATTTCTGCCTTTGGGGGATCCTATGAATAATGCGTGTCCGCCTGTGTCACTGAGTGTTGGTCGTAATACTGTGAACCAAGTATCTGGATTTATATCTGCACACTCATCCATCACTATGAAGTCATATTTGGTTCCACGTAAGGCTTCTCTATTCTCTGCACTACGCACAAATATTTTAGATCCATTTACCAGTTGTATTTGTAAATCAGATTCATTTACTTTTTCTATCCAATTGACTGCATACAGTTGAGTTTTGAGTTCGTCCCAAATAACCTGTTTAGCCTGTCTATAAGTGTTTGCTATGTATAAAACTCTTTGATTGGGATATCTGGCAAATTTAGCCATTTCATTAATGGATAGCATTGACTTGCCCCAACGGCGTCCCATTGCACATACTCGGAATCGGGCCTGGTCATTGGAAACTATTTGTTGTGGTTTACTTAATATCATTGCCTGGACGTCTAATCTCTGATCCATAACCTGCTAACAATATCAGTATTGTTAATGGTAAGAACCAAGGATTTAACAATCCTAACATATGACCCCACACCATACTAACACCTGTGATAGCAAATGTGTTGAATGTGCCCACTGGCAAGTATTTGGTTTCTGTTGGTAATTTCATATCTTATTCCTCTATATCTTTATTGTTCCACGGAAGTATTTCTGTGGCATCGTCGTTCACTGGTGAATCCTGTTGTCCCAACATCTGTTTGCCCAACCATATCAACATAACTCTGTCGTGTTTGTTGAGTGCTAAGTCTAATTGTGCTTTTCGCAGACGTTGTTTGGTCAAGATTCTGTTTTTTGTGATAATATCACGGAAATTGTCCACAAATGTTTGTAATGGCACGTCAAAGAAGTCTGCCATTTCCTTATTAGTGCAATGATATTGTGCCAATTGTTCTACCTGTTCTTCTGGTATAACAACCTTGTTTCTGCCTATAACTCTGCCCACCACAGTTTTTTCACCATACTTGATGTTCTTTACTTGATAAGGTTTGTCGTGTTCTTCCACAACTCTTTCATAAGCATCTGCTAGGTGTTGCTCAAACTTCTTTGAACCTTCACTTTGGTTATGGTCTGTTAGTGGTTGTTGGTCATTGTCTTCGTAATCATTTGACATTGCATCTCCTGTATAATCATCTGTTTGTCGTCGATGTGAACGTATACTTATTTATCTTCGAACAGGTGTTATATGCTCAGGAAAGTCTTCTTTTCTTTTGATAAACACCCATTTACCGTCTTTTTTCATATAATATTTGGGATAAAAGCAAACTCTGTATATTTCATCATTAAATATGGCTCTACGACTCTTGATGTCTGCATTCATATTGGCTACTACAACTGCAAGTGCTTTCTGTTTTTCTGTGATGTTGTCCAAGTCCAATCTCATTATCCAATCATAAACAGATCCACTTCTATTGATACCATAACCTTTTAGGTTAATCATTGTTTGTTTGTCGTATTTGGTATATCTAGGCATTCAAGTAGTATTTATAGAGACACTTCGTGTCTTTATTCACTACGTGGTTTCTTCGAAACTCACTTGTTCATAAGTTTCTTTGTTTTTTCCTATTCACAAAAGGACATAGATCCATATTTCTCCCATTACGGGAGAAAAAATAGTCTTCACAAGAAGGGACACCATCCTATTGCTGGGCACTTTGAAAGGCGTGATGCTTTTTCCCTCCATATGCTACCATCTCTACATCCGGAATAACAACTATACTGCAAAGGTTCATATAGTGTTATTGTGTGTTGCTTTTTCTCAGAGCACACATTCTTTTTTATTGTATGTTGACCTAACAGAAAGAAAGTCTCTACCTCGAAAGATACTGTATTATAGTCGCCTACATTTTCACAGTCTAACTCAGTTTTAAGAGTGCATAGTATCCTATGCCCTTGTTCTCTAGTCTATATAACCGGTGACCAACCTTATGTTCTGTTTGTTAAAATATTTTGTTTAATTTGCCGTAAGTTTTGCCTGAATATTTTCTGCCTTTTGTTTTGCCTTGTTTTTCTGGATTAGTGTTAGTTGCCCAACCTATAACCTTGTCAAGTTGATAAGGACTAAGTTGTTCAACACTTTTGCCATAATATTTGTTTGCCAGTCTGTTGTATTCTGATTTGTTTTTTAGTGTTGTTAATTTTCCCATAATCAGTTTTTACTTATCTTTTTTTGTTCTGCCTAAGGAATATTTTTCGTAATGATTAAACATTGCCTGATTATAACGTTGTATGTATGCTAATACTAATGGTCTATGTTTCACAGTATCGAATCTAAATGTTGGGTCCAAATATACACGTTGTTCTATTCTAAGTTCATCTATGTCTTCATTTGTTCCGTGTTCAAATACATTAAACAGGTTATCCATCTCTTGTATTTGTGGTTTGACCACATATTCCCAATCATTTATATTCACAAAGCCTTTCTCAACAAATGATGATTGAACTCTTCTGTGTATTCTCGGTGTATGCTTACTCTACAGTCAGCATTTATCATACCTTTCTTTTTGTTTTTGAGTTTGAAGTTGGGTATGCTCACCACAATCTTTGCAAGAGGCAATTGATCCACTAATTGTTCAACAACGTCCCAATTGTTTTTGTAATTTTTGTTGTCTGCGTCTATATAAGTGTAATATTTCTTTGGTTCACCGAATTCATTCAGACCTTTAAAGTCCATTCTGCGATATTGCCCGCCATTACTTCCTTCTTGTAAAGAAGTTATATATTCTACTACTAATATCATTATAATTCTCCTTAATATTTATATGTATTAGTATTTATTCCTTTTTACGAAATTCCGGGTCAAAATAATGGTGTCAAAAAAAAGTGCTACAAAACTCGGGGTAATGTAGCACTTTACATATACTATTATTAGGAAAATTCTATTTTGGCACATATCTAAGAATGCTTTAAACGTATTATAGGCAACATTTAAAGTTTCGGTGTTATGCGATAACTAACCGAAAAGTTAGTTAAGAATTTTAATTTTTTTAAGTGAATCACCACCACACTTAATTGGAGTTAAAGTGATTTTTTGTAGTCAGGGTGCTCTGTTATTATGAATTACAATTTTGAATCCCACCGGAGAGGCTAGATTTTTGTTGAAATGTAACAGTTACAATAACTACACTTTTATTTATCTAATTTTACGATTTCTTAGAACGTTTCCTAGTTGATCTGTTGTTTTGTTTGTGAGTGCCCTTTTTTAGATGTAAAGGATGAAAACAACGCCTATTGTGACACATATGCATAATAACATCTGTCTTTTCTAATGGTTTATCATAGTATACTGCATACATCAGTCTGTGCAATAGTGTTACATTTGATTTAAAATATTGTGGATATGTTTTGCAATCTACTTGTTTGTAAGTATCTTTGTTGTGTTCCCAACAGGGTGAGTTTTTTAGGTGATTTGTGGTGCTTGTTTGCCCGTGTGTTGCAAGTTGATAGAAAAGACTATATAGTGCCTGTTGTCTTTTATTTTTTTGCATACGTGACGTCTGTGTGATTCACAGACTACATTGCTCTACTGATAAGAGCACCTACGAAAGTGAGAAGAGTAGTAACGACCAGTCCCAGTGTCCAATATATCCTGTTGTCTAGGCGATCTAACCTCTCTGTAAAGAAACGTCTATTGTCTTTGACATCTTCTTTAAGTTCATCTATGTCTTCCATAATG